CTGTGCAAAGAACAGAAAAGCGGTTTTCCAAAACAAAATCCATAAACTGCCGGGTTCCTACAAGTGTCTTTTTTGCAAATGGTTGGCATCTTATTACTTTATCTTATCAAAATTATCTCATAAATTTCACCCCTAAATGTTGGTTCAGGGGTGAAATGTAAATTCAATGCATCTACATTTATACCATATATTTTGTAAATCTTACATCTATGTTAATGTAAGGGAAGGTTCTAAAGGAAACCGTTGGTTTCCTTTAAATGTAGAGAAACATGCATTTTTCCTGACCTTTTCGCTCAGATTTAGGAGAAATTATATTTTTAGATTATATAAAAAAATGGGAGGAGCCTTAATGCAATTAGTCGCCTACGGCGCACAAGATGTTTTCCTTACTGGAAACCCCGAGATTACTTTCTGGAAGGTGTCTTACAGACGCCACACCAACTTCGCGATGGAGTCCATCGAGCAGACTTTCAACGGCCAGGCCGACTTCGGTCGCCGTGTTAGTTGCACCATCTCCAGAAACGGAGATCTTGCCTACCGCACCTATGTTCAGGTTACTCTCCCCGAGATTAACCAGTCTATGGCTGCCTCTGGCTCCAATGTTTATGCCCGTTGGTTGGACTACCCCGGTGAGCAACTCATTGCCCAGGTTGAGGTTGAGATTGGAGGCCAAAGAATTGACCGCCAATATGGTGACTGGATGCACATCTGGAATCAGCTTACCCTGTCTGCTGAGCAGCAGGCTGGTTACTACAAGATGATCGGCCACACCACTCAGCTCACCTACATGACTGACCCTGCCTTCGCCGACATCAACGGACCCTGCGCTTCCACCGGAGGCCCCGGCCAGGTTTGCGCCCCCAGAAAGGCTCTCCCTGAGACCACCTTGTACATTCCCCTCCTCTTCTGGTTCTGCCGAAACCCTGGTTTGGCTTTACCCCTTGTTGCCTTGAAACCTGTAGGGCAGAAAAGCATCCGACCCAAAGTATACGAGAACTACTTTGGAGAATATTCGTTCGAGGCTCGTAATGGCTTATTCAGTCATCCTCAGATGCTAGTCGCATGTGCTTGTTGAAACGACAAGCCATGCGGCGACAATTTCAAATTGCGGGAAACTCTTAAAGACGGTAATTTATGTTTAAAAGAATTTAAAAATAGTGCGAATAATAATATAAAAATGAAAAAATGTTATATATGCAAAGTAGAAAAAGAAATAATTAATTTTGGTAATTTAAAATCAGCCCCGGATGGTCATAGATACGATTGTAAAGATTGTAGAAAAATATATCGCGAACAAAATAAAGAACATATTAAAAATAAACAAGATGAATATTATGAAAATAATAAAGAAACACTTCTTGCAAAATCAAAGGAATACAGAATAATTAATATAGAAGCAATACATTCACAAAAAAAGTTGTATCGCAGTCGCGAAGATATAAAAGAACATATCAGGATGAAAAACCAAGAATACTTACCAATCAAAAAGGAAAAAATAAAAGAAAGAAGAAAAAACGATTTGTCATTTAGATTGTCAGAAATTTTAAGAAGTAAAATTCATAAAATGGTAAAAGGCAAAGAAACATCTTACAAAGATTTGATAGGATGTGACTCTAAATGGTTCAATAAATGGATTGAATTCAGATTTGATGATAAAATGAATTGGGATAATTTGGGAACATATTGGGAAATTGACCATATATTACCAATTACTCAATTTAATCACAATATTGTTGAAGAATCCAAAGTTTGTTTTCACTGGACAAATTTCCAACCTTTGCATAAAACAGAAAATAAAGAAAAAACAAATAAAATATTATTGCACTATTATTTCAATAATCTAGTATCAGTTATTAGATTTAACAATAAACATAAAGAATTTTTAGGCTACCAAGCATTGAACGAAAGTTTAATGTGGCTGAGAAAGAAACTCAGGTATGGTAAAAATGCCACGTATGATAAGGAAAATAAAAAATCCTTAGAAATAGACAATCCGCAGCCAAGCATCTACGTTCACAATGATGAGAATATGATGAAGGTTCAACGACTAAACGGAATTGGGTCTGAGGAGTTTAATCAACTCCAATGAAGGCTTAAGATATAGTCTACTCCCCGGCAATGTTTCTGTATGTAACACGTTAATCAATACAGAAATGCCGATAAATACACCGAAAGGTGGGGTATATGTGATGTACAGTATCACGAGGTCAAGATTAACATCGATTTCAGACCTATCGGTGAGTGCTTGTGGGCTGTCAAAGACGTCGTTGGAAACACCACCGGTGCCTCTTTGGCTGTCACCACTGCCTACCAGCAGTCCCTTGTTGCCGCCTCTATCTATGTTGATTTCATCTTCTTGGATACTGACGAGCGCAGAAAGATGGCCCAGAACCCCCATGAGTACCTCATTGAGCAACTCCAGTACACCGGTGACGAGTCGGTCGGATCTTCTAGTAATAAGATCAAGATCAACTTCAACCACCCCTGCAAGGAGCTCATCTGGGTTGTCCAGCCCGATGCCAACGTTGACTATTGCGCCTCCCTCGAGGGCAACAGTACTTTGTTCAAGGTGTTAGGTGCCCAGCCCTTCAACTACACCGATGCCATTGATGCTCTCCCTCCCTCGATCCACGTCTTCGGAGGCCCCACTGAGACCTCTGGTGCCAACGCCTTCATTAGTGGAGGTGTTTTCCAGATGCCCGGTGCCATTGACTCTGTCTCTGGTGGATCCGGCACTGCCGGTTTCAACACCAACCAGGACTGGAACGCCACTACCGGTGTTTTCAACCCCGACGGTGCCACCCCCAACGGCTCTGCCTTGTCTGATGCCGGAACCTTCGTTCTTGCTGAGACTGCCCTCCACCTCCACTGCTGGGGTGAGAACCCCGTTGTCACCGCTAAGCTCCAGCTTAACGGACAGGACCGTATCTCCGAAAGAGAGGGTTCTTACTTCGACGTTGTTCAGCCTTTCCAGCACCACACTAGAGCCCCTGATACCGGCATCAACGTGTACTCATTCGCGCTTAGGCCGGAGGAGCACCAACCCTCAGGGTCGTGCAACTTCTCCAGAATTGATAACGCCACTCTTCAGTTGGTGCTCTCTTCTGGAACCGTTGCTGGTACCTCGACTGCTAAGGTCAGAGTATATGCTTACTCTTACAACGTTTTAAGGGTGATGGCCGGCATGTGCGGTGTCGCATACAGCTCGTGAGCGGACATACATACAACGTATTTTGCAGTGGCAGTGTTGTCGTGGATATCAAAAATTCTGCATATCCTTTAATAATTTAATAAAAAAATCAAAATCAAAAGTTTTTTATTAAATGTTTTTACAAACCTTCATCGTCAGTTGAATACTCGTTTATAGTTAAACCAATATTATTCACATCTTTTTTTTTACGTCGTTGTTCTGCAATTTTTTGTGCGTGCATACGTTTATATTCTGCATCTCCATATTTTTCTCGTGTATTTTTGCGACGTTCTTGTCTTTTTTCTGTTGATATTTTACGCATTTCATCTCGTGAAGGTTTATTTGGATTGCGATTTAATGTATTAATTATTGGAACACAAACTGGAATATAATTTTGATTTTGGCTACAATTGTAGATCTTGAAGAGCTTGTTTATAAAATATTTATACTCCATATCCTTTTTCATAACATTGCACTGTCCACAACAAGGCCTAATATTTTCAGTTGTATATCCAATACTATTATCATATCTATCAATACCATTTTTATGTCTATTACTATTTTGTTTACCGCATATATAACAATCATAACTAACAATCTTATCAAAATCACTTTGTGTTAGTTCAAATGCATAATTTCGTGATTTTGCACCTTTTTTATAAGAATTATAATTAATAGTAGAATGGTTTGCAAATGCCCGCGGATGTAAATTGCAGTTAATAATCTTATTATAAGTTAATATATGTTCCGTTCTTTTTATAAACGTTGAATTATCAAGTGCACCCTTCATTGTATTGCATTCATCACAACAACTCACACAATTATCAAGTTCATAACCTTTACTGCTATCCATTCGGTCAATGCCATTGAAACCCTTGTCTTGAATAATTTCACAGTAATAACACGGTTTTATAACAATTTCATCAAATTGTTCTTTTGTTAATTCAATTTTTATTTTTTTAACTTCACATTTATAAATATACCCTTGATATGCGTAATTTACATTACTAATTCGTGCTTTATTTGACTCTTCCACCTTTTCGGGATTGTTTTCTCGCCACTTAGCCATTGTTTCTGCATTTCTCTTTAAATAATCTTCTTGATGTTCATTATGTTGTCTATCCCTATAATTTAATGTTTTCAATGCAACTTTTTCAGGATTTGCTTTTACCCACTCATTTTTAACAGCCTTTCTCTCCGGTTTTTGCGATGCAATCCGTTGTATTTCGTTCACGTGTTCTTTGTCTCTCTTTTCATTTTGTTTTTTGAATTCTTCTCTGCACTTTACACACGTTTTTGTTTCCGGATATTCTTCTACTGGTTTGAATTTACAACAAACCGTACATTGTTTCTTTCCATCAACAATTTCATCAGATACGGCAGACCTTTTTGCCTTATCATATTCTCTCTCCTTCTCCAAACATTCTTGACAACTTTTGAAGGCATAATCTGAGCCAAGTTTTGCACGACATCCCTTCAAATACTTTGCACACGGTTTCATTCCTTCGGCCAAACATTCATCCACAAACAAACACAGTTGGTGCTTGCCACAATAATCGTTTTCGTCAGATTTCTTGAAAGTGCAACCATCGGATTTGCACAAAACCACCTCAGTTTTGGCTTTTGCACGGTTTTCAGCGCCTCTTTCTCCACAGGTTAAACATTGATTTTTGCCTTCGAGCAAATCCTTCCATTTGTTGCATCCTTTGCAGAATTTTAATTGTTGGAGTTGTGCATCGGTATATTCCGTCAAGTAATTGTGATAGTTGCAAAATGGGTTGCCATAATTACGGCATTGTTTGCCGTTCCTGTCTTTTCCCAAACACTTCATCCAAATATAATACTGATTTGTTGATTGTAATATAAGAATTCAATTTTATAATATGTTTATTTCCATTGTCGTTTTGCTTTAGAATAAAATAAAGCAATGTTTGGTTATGGTTTTAAAAAACATAAACAAAATAAAACAACCAATATAAAGAAATAAGTATTACAAATACATATAATGAGTGTAGATATAGTAAATCTAATTGAAAGTAACCCACTTACAAAGCTTAGTGGAAACTACCAGTCATCCATGGTAGATAAAATGAAAGCAAATTTCAATACATATGAACAGCAAATGTTTTTGTCAAGTTTTTATTGTTATTTAAACTATAATGATGCCGATTATGTAATTGATTTGGATAATGTATGGGAATGGATGGGGTTTCAACAAAAATATCACGCCAAGCATTTACTAGAAAAACATTTTTGCAATAATATTGATTACAAAATCTTTGCACCCGATGTTGCGGTAGTAAAAAAAGAAGGTCGCGGAGGGCACAACAAAGAACATATTTTAATGACAATTAGAACTTTTAAACTAATTTGTTTAAAAGCAGGAACTAAAAAATCAAATGAAATTCACGAATATTATGTGAAAATGGAAAAGGTAATTCAAGAAGTTGTTATGGAAGAATGCAAATCACTTTCAGACCAATTGAGAAATATTCAAATAACAAATGCAAATGATATTGCAAAAAGAGAAGCCGAATATCAAATCAAACTCAAAAAACAAAAGGAGCTTGAAAAGGAAAAAGTATTGTTTAACCAATTTACGATGCATATTCCAATTGTCTACATCATCCGCGTAAAAACATTTGAAACTGGTGAATACATTGTGAAGATTGGCGAAAGTCGCAGAGGTGTGGTCGGAAGATATAACGAACATAAAAGTAAGTATCCCGAGTGTGTTTTATTGGATGTATTTGTGGTTCAACAAAGCAAAGATTTTGAATCATATATTCACAACCATCCAAAAATAAGATGCAATCAAGTAAAAGATATGGAAAAACACGAGAATGAAAATGAATTGTTTTTGGTAGGTAAAAAATTGACATACCAAATATTACTTGATACAATCAATTCGCAAATAGACAATTACCAAGAATATGGAACAAAAAAAATAGAACTGGAGATTGAGAAACTCAAAGTAATTGCTATGAATCACGACAGCCCTGCAATGGCCGAACTCATTGAGTCAAACAAGCGAATAGAAGAATCCAATAAACAGTTGCACACACGAATTAATAAATTGGAATCTATGATTGAAAAGTTAATTGAAGCAAGACCTGTGAAAATTCAAACAGGATTCCAAGAACCATTGCCAACCTTGGGTCCGCGCGTTCAAAAAATCAATCCAGACACAATGCAACTTATCAAAGTATATGAGTCGGCAACCGAAGTAATGAATGAAGACCGGTCTATAAAACGCCCCAGCTTATCAAAAGCTGTTTTGGAAAACATAGTTTACAATGGATTCAGATGGCTGTTTGTGGAGCGCGATATGGATTCCACCATCCTCCACAATTTGCAACCGACGCGCCCTACCATTGCAAAAAATATGGATTATGTTGCCAAACTGAATGCGGACCAAACTGAAATTTTGAACGTATATTTAGACCGAAAAACTGCTTCTTTAATGAATGGATATTCAATGAGTGGATTGGATAATGCCGTAAAAAAAGGAACGCAGACACAAGGATTTTATTATAAATTATATGGCGAGTGCGATGAGAATGTTGTACAAAATTTTACAGAAAAATATGGAAAAGATGTCTTATTGTATAAAGATGGACTCGGAATGTACAATGAAAAGGGTGAATTAGTTAAAGAGTACAAATGCAAATACGATTGCATAAAACTTGAGAGAATGAGCGACAAAACCCTTGCAAAGGCGATGGCTGAAGATAAAACATACAATGGATATAAGTACAGAGAACTTCCTTCTCGGTTAAGCTGTTACTAAAAAATAAATAATAGTTTTTATTTATTTTTTCAAATGAAGGAGGGATAAGCAAAGCAAAAAAAGAAAACTGTAATTCCCTCTTAAAATTCCGGATTGTCAGTAAAAACCGCAGCAACCGCAGGCAAACGGGTTTGCTCGGTCATCGCACTAAAGAACCCATTCATAGATTTGTTCATTGAAAAAACGGCAAAAGTGGAAACACCGGCCGAAACCGCAACAATGGTCGCATCGCGAATGAGTTCCTTCAAAGGGCGCATTTCCTTGTTAACATATTTCATCTCTATCATTTTTGCTAAAATGTAGAGAACGGTCGTTACAATAATTATGGCAACAATGGCTTCCATTCTATATAATCAGCGATTTTGAAAAAGCGCGTTTCTGACCGCATGTAGGGGAACCGTAGGTTCCGCTTCGCTTACCCCCCTACGACCCCCTCTCTTAATACGGTAATCATATGAAAGACCACTTCATATCCTTCTGTTTTTATTTAACAAAATATTTTCAAAATAAAAAGGAGGGTTCAAAAGGGAACCTTGGTTCCCTTTAAAGGATTTAAAAAAACGTCTTATAATATTCCATATGCAACAAACCAATGCAATAATATGCGGAGTAGTAAAAAACTGTGCCGACAAACTCGAGGCAAACATGAACCTGGCGATAAAAACCGGCGAGCAATTCAATGCATACAAACTTGTTATTTATGAAAACAATTCAACGGATGGAACCAAAGAATTGTTGAAAAAGTACAAAACCGCAAAAATCATTTCGGAAGACATTGACCCCGAGACAATCCGACAAACCAGCAAAATATGGAGTTACAAGGAAATCACAGGAAGCGACCATCCATGCAGAATCGAACAAATCGCAAACGCCCGAAACCAGGTAATCGACGAGATTTCGAAACCTGAATACGAGAGTTTTACCCATGTGGTTTGGATAGACCTGGATTCAAATGGCTGGTTAATTGAAGGAATCGGCGACAGTTTTCTAAAAACAACCCCATGGGATGTTATTTACGCAAATGGTATCAATCCGAACCGCACGTATTATGATATGTATGCTCTAAGAACACTTGCAAATCCGGATTTGTGTTTTGGACCAGAAATTGTTGGCGAACATTTTTGGAACAATATGAAGACCAATTTGAATTTTACGAATGAAACTGCAATGATACCAACTTGCTCGGCATTTGGCGGAATCGGTATTTTCAAACGAGAAATTTTCCAAAAATACAGATACGATTGTATGGTGAATCCGGCGGTAAAAACATTTTACAAAAACATTGTTAACAATAGTAGGTTAAATGACAAATACAAAGGACTCATCGAAAAACCGGATACCAAATTTCCAAATGGTTATTTGGAGGAAAATATATTTTGGAAATCAAACTCGGGGTATGATAAGCCAGTAGTGTGTGAGCACGTGTGCTTGAATTTAGATTTGTATAACAATGGATACAAATTGTTTATAAACCCGAAAATGGTTTATTTCCGGTAGGGGAACCTACGGTTCCCCAAAGGGAACGTAGTTCCCTTTTGAACCCTCCCTTTATTGTAAAATTATTTTTACAATAAAAATATGAATTAAAAAAGGTACTTACTAATTCAGTTTTAATTATGTCCTCTAAAAAGGGAAGGGGTCATAGGGGAAACCGTAGGTTTCCCTATAGTTCATCGAAATCCAGCATAAAATAAAGGAGGGGGTCGTAGGGGGGTAAGCGAAGCGGAACTACGTTCCCCTACAGTTCATCGAAATCCAGCTTGATAACATCATTCGAGAACGAGTCCGGGTTCAAATCCGTGAATCCAAGACTCATGCTGTCTAAATCTCCGCCAATTTTCAGCCTATCCTCGTCGTCATCATCGTCGTCTTCTGCCTCATCCATTTTGCGTTGCAAATTGCGCGACACACTGATTTCCTCCAACCGTTCAATTGTCTTGGGCGCAACAATTTCTTCCACTTTTCCGTCATCAGTCAATGCTCTGTCCACATCATCAAATGTTAAACGATTAACAACTGGTTTGTCGCTGATATTGGTAATGATTGGCCCCGACTCAAGTACTGGTGGTGGGGGTTCGGGTTCTTTAATCTCGGCTTCTTCCGCCTCTTTTGTTTCGCCCTTCTCATCAATAATCTCCTCCACAATTTCCTCCTCTTGTTCTACGGATTC